ATCGGTAACAACGCCGCTTAATCAATTTTGATAATTGGTTAATAAGTAGTAGAGTCCCCCACCGAAAGGTGGGGGCTTTGCTATACTTCTGGTAACGAAAGGTTTATATGTCCATTTCTAACTACGCCGAACTAAAAATTTTGGAACACACCACAGGCAAAACCGCTTGGACTATGCCAACAAATGTGTATGTGAAACTTCACACAGGTGACCCTGGTGAGGATGCGACATCTAACGCTGCTACAGAAACCACACGCAAAGAGGCTTCTTGGGCTACTGCTTCTTCGGGTTCTATCGCAACTAGCGCAACTCTTGAGTGGACTAACGTTGCGGCAACAGAAACAATTACGCATTGGTCTTTGTGGGATGCCTCAACTGCGGGTAACGCTTTGTGGACTGGTGCTTTGTCGTCGTCTGCTGCTGTGACCGCTGGCGATACTTTTCAAATCACCACGCTTACGCTGTCTCTCGATTAGTCGTAGGGGGTTTACCCTATGGCACAAACAGCAGTCACAGGTTATGTAGAACCGTTTGTTGATACACACCCGTTTTATCGTGGCACATACTTTCGTGTAGTTACACGCACAGCGACAGGCGCTGGTGATGGCACATCATCGGTGGCGCATGGTGCATCACAAACACGTTTAGGTCAACTCACCGATTTCAGTTTTCCGTATCTTACGGGCGGACGTTTCTATCTTGGTGTTCGTGCAATTCTTACTGTCACCGCCACAGCATCAGGCACAGGCACAGCATCATCTTCGGCGAATGTTTTGCGTCAACGCCAAGCAACAGGTTCAGGTACAGGTACAGGTACTGCGACACGTATCGCTGTCGCTGTTCGTACCGCCACAGGTTCGGGTGTTGGCACGTTTGATTCGACAGGTTTGCATATCGCACCACGTACCGCGACAGGTTCGGGTACAGGTACAGCAACAGTTGTTGGGGCGCTCATCCCTGTTCGCACCGCTACAGGTTCGGGTGTCGGGTCAGGTACTGGCGTCGATTTGGTTATCAATATTCGTACCGCGACAGGTTCAGGTGTTGGCACAGGTACAGGTAACTGGCTGCTGGTATCTATCCGCACAGCGACAGGCTCAGGCGAGGGTACAGCAACAGGTGTTGGGGCACGCATCAACCGACGCACAGCGACAGGTTCGGGCACAGGAACAGGTACAGCGAACTGGGTTAAATCGCATATCTTCCGTGTCGGTATCACAAGCGATTACTCGTTTGCTGCACGCTACCCAGAAACCGATTCAGATAGGCTATTCGCCCACACCCCGCAAGGGATACGTGCGTACAACCTGTATAAACTCACAGACAACACATACCAGACAACTGACCCACGCAGACCAGAACTGATATCAAAAGTGTATTACGGTGGACACGATATCTTCTTAGACGACACAGAAGTAGCAGAACTAACAGCAGCAGGATACGGAGCGAATATCACATAATGCCAACATTCAGCCCACCAACAGACAACTTTGTGTCACCCGTCATAGTCGGAGAATTTATGAACGGACAATACTTGGCAGCCACAGAACGGTTAGCAAACCAATGGGGTAAACACATTGCGTTAAGCCCACGTGGACGCAACGTGTTCCTGTTAACAAACGGGACCGTCACCGAGAACCAGCCGTCAGATTCGACAACAATCTCCAAAATATATTATGGTGGACACGCAACAGAAATCACAACACAAGAAGCGGCAACGTTAACAGCAGCAGGGTACGGGGCATATATCACATGAAACATAGGGAAACACACCCGAATTTGGATGTCGAAGGATGCTTCGGATGTCGAATCGCTGGGATAAGAATGGGAACAAACAGCACCACATCTAGAGGTGCAAGAGTTGAAGCAACAAACCGAACTGAACGTAACTGGAAACGAGATTTACCAGCCTACAAACGGTTACGTGCCGACGGTCTACAACCTAAACGTATCGACGGAGCAGCCGACGTAGAAAGGCGTGCACAAGAATCATGGCAAGTAGAGACGGGCATCCTGCCAAATACCTGAATCTTGTTGGCGTCGATATAACGTAACCTATACTGTAGTGTTGAATATTCGTGAAACATTAAAACAATCGGGATACCTATTGGAGACATCATGAAAAAGCCTGTATGGAAAACAAAGAACCCTAAGAAGAAATCAAAGAAATTGTCGGCGGCACAAAAGGCTTCAGCGAAAGCATCAGCGAAAAAAGCGGGACGACCATACCCGAACCTGATTGACAACATGAGGGCAAGCCGTGGCTAAAACACCAGCGTGGCAACGCAAAGAAGGCAAAAATCCTAAAGGCGGACTCAACGCAAAAGGACGTGCCTCATACAAAGGCGGCACATTGAAACCGCCAGTTAAAGCAGGCGACAACCCTCGACGTGCATCATTCCTCGCACGCATGGGCAACATGCCAGGACCTGAAAGAGATAGCAAAGGTAAACCAACAAGACTGCTATTATCTTTACAGGCTTGGGGTGCTTCGTCGAAAGCCGATGCACGTAGCAAGGCTAAAGCAATATCCACACGCAACAAGAAAGGCAAATAGTATGCCAATGGTAGGAAACAAGTCATTCGGATACGGCGCTGCAGGAATGAAAGCCGCTAAAAAAGCAGCGAAGAAAACTGGCAAACCGATGAAAATGAAGGCTAAGAAAAAGAAGTAAATGACAACCGCAGCAGTCGTCATCGATAGGACGTTGCGACAACTTTTATCTGGAACGGTAGAAGCCCGCAACCTACTGACAACAACACTCACATCATCAGGTACGAGTGTCGTTGTCACCTATCCACTTGAAGGACTGCGAACAGGTCAAGTATTAGAAATTGATTCAGAACTAATGTACATCTGGGCGACAGACGTACCAACAAAAACGTTGACAGTTCAACGAGGATTTAACGGGACAACAGCAGCCGCACACACAGCAGGCGCAATCATCACAGTCAACCCACGATTCCCACGAGCACAAGTATTGGAATCAATCAACGACGAACTAGCAGACCTGTCATCCCCGATGCACGGACTGTTCCAAGTCAAAACCTTAAACCAAGACTACAACGGTTCAGACGCGATGATAAACCTCACATCGGTCACAAGCATCATCGACCTGCTAACGGTATCAGTCAGATACCAAACAGACGACTATCCTGTAGCCCGCAAAATCCGTTTAGTACGTGACGTACCAACAGACGACTTCGCTTCAGGTTTCGCTATCCGTTTCGACCAAGCAGTATTCCCAGGGCGTCTACGCATCGTCTACAAAGCCGCATACAGTTCAGCCACAACAGAAGCAACCGACATCAACACCACATGCGGTGTACAAGAAACAGTCACAGACATCGTTGCGTTAGGCGCACAAATACGGTTAATGTCACCACGAGAAATTAAACGAAACTTCACAGAATCACAAGGCGACACACGCCGAGCAGACGAAGTAACAATGGGTTCAGTAGCGAACAGCACCACAGGACTTATACGTTTACGCCGCGACCGCATCCAAGCAGAAGCAGCACGTCTAGCAAGAGCATACCCAACATTCCTATCTAAGGATTAAACGGTGACAACGCTTCTACGTTTCACCGATGCGTTCTTCCCAGCACCAAGATTTTTTGCTGGCGGCACAACCACCCAACTAGTACCAGACATTTTCCCGCTGGCTATCAACGGCAGACCGTATCTCGTTGACCAAAAAGCAGGCACGTTCACTAGAGGTTTCGAACCACGTGTACGTGACTCCGTGGACCAGTCAACAAGCCCAGGCGAAGCAGCAATTAACCCTCAAGGGTTATGGCGTCGAGGTGAATCATCATGGCATTTCGGTGCTGGTCAAAAATATGCGGACACAGCCGACGCACAAGATTACCGATACAACTCAAGCAAAGGTGTGAACCCTTGGACTAAAGGACAGTTAACTTTGTTGAACGCTACGAAACAATCCTATTCGTCGGCGAACACAAACCTGCAGGTGGTTGTAGCAAACAACGAACTATATATGTTGGATGAGCAAACTGTCCGCTACTCATCCAATCCTTTCGCGGCATCACCAACATGGACATCGGTGACAGGTTTACCTGCGCTCACCCCAAGAGACATCGCATCAGACGGCACAAACGTATATTTAACTTACGCTGGCACATCAAGCAGTTTCGGGCTTTGGAAAGTAGATTCCGCCCACACCGCATCAAACGTTGCTTACGGTCACGAATTCTCTTATGTAGATTTCGTCAAAGGACACCTCATGGTGTCAGGTAACGGCTCATCAAACGCAACAGAACTATTCTACGACCCGTCAGGTAACGTCAGCGGCAACGATTACGTTCATCCGATATCCACATGGAACTGGACAAGTTTCGCCTCAGGACAAAACGCCATCTACGTATCAGGATACTCAGGGGACCGAGGCGCAATCTACAAAATTACTATCACATCCGCAGGCGTACTTGACCAACCAGTTGTTGCACTCGATTTACCGACAGGCGAAATACCTAAAGTTGTATACGGATACCTTGGCGGAGTATTCATCGGCACAAACAAAGGCGTCCGATACTCGACACCAGACAGCGCAGGGAACCTCACAGCGGGCGCACTAATCCCAACCACAGGCGAAGTTGTATCGTTCACAGCCGAAGACAAATTCGTGTGGTACAACTGGTCACAATACGACAGCACATCCACAGGGTTAGGCAGATTAGACCTTTCATCGTTGATAGCGACAAACACCCCAGCGCACGCCTCAGACCTCATGCACACCTCAACAGCGAACGTCCTATCGTGTGCTACCTACGATAACAAACGGGTGTTCGCAGTATCAGGCGCAGGTATCTACGTCGAAGATTCAGCGAACTTTGTGACGCAAGGAGAAATTGTTACAGGTATCTACCGTTGGGGTATCCCAGACCGCAAATTCGTAGCCAAATTCGATATCCGAACCACCCCCCTGTACGGCACAGTCACCCCATACATATCGTCGGACGACGGCGAATACACCTCGATGACACCCCACGACACACAATTCGCCACAGAAGCAGTAGCGACAGGTCCGCAAGCCAAATTCATTGAAGCCAAATTCAAACTAGAACTAAACCGAGGGTCAGCAACCACAGCCCCAACCCTCACCCGATGGATGGCTAGAGCCTACGCTTCCCCAGCCCGAAGCCAAGTATTCCGAGTGCCACTACTCATGCACCACAAACTACGGGTACATGACACCGAGTATTATTTTGATGTAGAATCAGAACTACAAGCACTACGGGATTTGGTAACAAACCCTGTGGTGGTAAACTACCAAGAGAATTTGGAAACATATTCTGTTGTAGTAGAAGATTTAGAATTTCAGGTTGTAGACGGATACCAGAAAAACTGGGATTTGGAAGGAACCTGTACAGTTACAATGCGTTCGGTACAAGATTAGGAGTGTAAATGGCAGCAGTCACTAGACGGTCTTATGCAGGTGCGGCTCCCGCTTGTACTCTCACGAACTCGATTACCGCTGGCGACACTTCAGCACTTTTGACGGGTACTGTCACAGCATGGAATAACACCGCTAACGGTCCGTTCTTCATGGTGATTGACCCAGGTTTGGTTACTGAAGAAAAAGTTTTGGTTGGTTCTCGCACAGGTTCATCGTTGTCTTCGATTACTCGTGGCGTAGACGGCACTACTGCCGCTTCTCATTCTGCTGGTGCTACCTGCTACCCAGTCTTTACAGCATCAGACGCTAACGAAGCGAACGAGTTCACGTCGACGATGACTACTCGTGGTGATTTGTTGACGATGGGTACGGGTCCTACAGTTGCCCGTATTGCTATCGGTACTTCGGGTTATGTGCTAACTTCTGATGGTACGGATGCTGCTTGGGCTGTTCTTCCGCCGAGTGTTGCTGGTGACAGCGACCAGTTGGTTATAGGTTCACAGGTATTCGCTTAATATAGGAGAGACATGGCAACATTTACTAAACAGATTCTTTCAGGTAGCACAGATGGTAAAGCCGTCAAGGTTGCTGCTACTGCTACGGCTGGTACAACGATTCATACTGGTTCAACAACAACCACGACTCTTGATGAGGTTTGGTTGTATGCGGTTAACAGTTCTACTTCGTCAGTTAAATTGACGATTGAGTGGGGCGAAGCAACAGCACCAGACGGCAACATTGAGGTTACTGTTTTGCCTGAGGCTGGTTTGGTGACTGTAATTCCTGGTTTGCTTATCAAGGGTAATGCGACTGCGTTGGTTGTGAAGGCGTTTGCTGGTACGGCGAATGTTATTTGTATTCACGGGTATGTGAATCAGATTACGGTTTAGTTATGGCTTATACTTCTAGCCAAATAGTTCAAGCAGTTCCGATTCCCAAAGGAATCATTCAGGTTGTTAGCACAACAAAAACTGATACTTTTACCTCTGCAACGACTGGTTCGTTTACCGACATCACAGGTTTAAGCGTTTCAATCACACCAACATCAGCAACCAACAAAATTTTAGTAATCGCTACAGCGATGTTTGTTAGAACAGTTGTTGGTACAGCGTCGCGTTATATCCGTTTGGTACGCGACAGTACAGCGATTGCGATTGGTGACACGGCAGGCAGCCGCATTTCGGCTTCAATGGGTGGTATATCCTCAAGCGGCAACGACCAACCAGACCCAGGCACAATCACATTTCTTGATTCACCTGCCACAACATCAGCAACAACATACAAATTACAGTTTTACGGTGACGCAAGCACATTTTATTTGAACAGGTCAGTTTCAGACACAAACGGCACAAACGGCGGTCGTTTCGCGTCAGGCATAACAGTTATGGAAGTAATCGTATGACCGACTATGCAGCAATTTTGACACGACGCTATGCAGGCAAACAATGGACATTAGACGGCGACGAATACACAGGTCTTACTTGGCTTGATGACAGTCCGAAACCAAGCAAGGCAACTCTTGATGGTTTGTGGGCAGAAGTGCAACAAGAAATCGCCGACGAAAAAATTGCGAAAGCCGAAGCAAAAGCCAGCGCATTAGCAAAACTTGGTTTGACAGCAGACGAAGCACAAGCGTTACTGGGCTAGTTTATGGGTTCTCGCCGTGACGGTGGATATGTTTCGGCTTACACGATTCTGCCAACACCTAGCAATTCGGTTGTAGTTGAATATCTAGTAGTCGCAGGCGGTGGCGGTGGTGGTCGAGGTGCTTCACCTACAACTATTTTTGGTGGCGGCGGCGGTGCAGGTGGATACCGCAATAGTGTTGCGGGCGAAACAACTGGCGGTGGTGGCGCGGCAGAAACAGCACTTAATTTAACAACTGGTGTTTCTTATACGGTGACTGTTGGTGCAGGTGGGGCAACTGGGTTTCCTGCTTCGGCTGGTAGTGACAGCGTTTTCAGCACTATTACATCAACTGGCGGGGGTCGTGGCGCAGGTGACGGAAGTGCAGCAGGCGGGTCGGGTGGGTCTGGTTCTGGTGGTCGTGGTGTAGATGGTACAGCAGGCACTCGCACCGCTTCACCAGTTCAAGGTTTTAATGGCGCAGGTTTTAACGGTACGCAAGGTGGTGGTGGCGGTGGTGCAGGTGAGGCTGGTGGTACAGATGCCGCATCAGAAGGCGGTGATGGGCTTTCTAGTTCCATAACTGGTTCGGCGGTCACTCGTGGCGGCGGCGGTGGCGGCGGCGGTGGTGCAAACGCTGGTGGCACAGGTGGTGGTGCATCGGGTTCAGCAACAACACCTTCTGCTGCAACTGCTAATACTGGTGGCGGCGGTGGCGGCGGAAACAATGGTGGCGGAAGTAGTGGCGGTTCTGGGATTGTTATTGTGCGAACAGCAGATTACGTACCGACAGCAACCACGACAGGTTCACCTACTGTGACAACTTCGGGCGGGTATCGAATCTACAGTTTTACTGGTTCGGGAACGATTACTTTCTAATGTCTGCTTTCTCTGACCGTTCTCGCCGTTCTTTGGGTTATGTTTCTTCGCAGGTTGTCGTTTCTGCTACGACTTCGGGTGTTACTCCTACGGTTGATTATCTTGTTGTCGCTGGTGGCGGCGGCGGTGTGAATACACACAATGGTGGTGGCGGTGCGGGCGGACTTCGTTCAACCGTTACGGCTACTGGTGGTGGCGGAAGTTTAGAAACAAAATTAGTTTTAGAACCCAATACAACTTACACGGTAACTGTTGGCGGTGGTGGTGCAGTCAATACAAACGGAACTGATTCAGTTTTTAGCACTATCACATCTGTGGGTGGCGGTAAAGGCGGCGGTTTTAGTGGCGGTGCAGGTGGTGGTGGTGCGGTTAACGGTGCTGGTGGTGCAGGAACTACAGCACAAGGATACGACGGTGGTGCAGGATTCACTAATGGAACTTTTTACGGTGGCGGAGGCGGCGGCGGCGCAGGCGCAGCAGGTGGTGTTGCGGCTCCCAATAAAGGCGGTAATGGTGGTAATGGTCTTGCATCGAGCATCACTGGTGCTTCAGTAACTCGTGGTGGTGGCGGTGGTGGCGGTGGGGCAAATATTTCAAATGCAACTGGTGGTGATGCTGGTAGCGGCGGCGGTGGTGTTGGCGGCGGAGACACAATCCCTGCAACTGCTGGTTCTTCAAATACTGGCGGTGGCGGTGGCGGTGGCGGGTTCGGGTCAGGAGCGAATGCCGCAGCAGGCGGTAGCGGAATTGTTATCCTAAGATACCCAGACTCATACGCTTTAGCCCAAGCCACAACAGGTTCCCCTACAGTAACAACATCGGGCGGATACAGAATCTACTCGTTCACGGGTAGCGGAACAATAACATTCTAGGAGAAAAACTTATGGCACATTTCGCAAAACTTGACGGCAACAACAAAGTATTAGAAGTACTTGTCGTAGCCAACAACGCAATCGACCCAACAAACGAAGAAGAATCAGGCGTAGCGTTCCTGACACAAACCTTCGGACATACGATGTGGAAACAAACTTCGTACACGAACTCTATGCGTAAACAGTACGCAGGCGCAGGGTACGACTACGACCCGATTGCCGATGTGTTCGTAGCACCACAACCGTATCCTTCGTGGACACTTGACGAGAACCACGATTGGCAACCGCCAACACCTATGCCGAATGACGGCGAAGAATACTCGTGGAACGAAGAAGAACTAGAGTGGGTCGCAATTTAACAAGGTGGCTTATACCGCTACCAGCAATCCTGTTCTCGTTCTTCCCACAAACAGCGAACGCAGAAAACCTACCAATCTGCCCACCCGAAAACCTAGTTGTATCCGAGAACGACACAAACATTCTTTTAGATTGGGATGCGCCTTCTTGCGGACTAAATCAACCTGAGCGTTACGCAATCTTTTTCACTACAGGCAATAGAGGTGGGTGGGGTGTTGCGACAGGTAATGTCGGTGGACCAAACTCGCTAAACACTTATTACACATTCTCGAAATCTTTTTTTGGCAGTTCCTTCTTTAATGTTGAGTCTGGTTCAACTTGGAGATTCCGTGTCAGGTCAGACAACGACACACTTGCCCTCTATTCTGCTTTCAGCAACGAAGAAGGAATAGCGATTGACACAACCCCAACAACAACCACTACCACTACCTCGTCAACCACCACCACAACATCCACGACCACGACAACCACAACAACCCTGCCAGAAACAACAACGACAACCTCAACAGCGACATCATCTACAACAACCCTTCCTCAAGAAACAACCACAACCACCGAACCAACTCAGACAAGCACAACCACATCAGTTGAAAGTACAACGACAACCACGACCACAACAACTCAACCAGCCCCGACAACAACGCAAGCACCCTACACTCCCCCGCAAACCACCACTACTAGTCCCACCATTGAGACTCAACCCGAACCCACCACAACCGAACCCGCCACCACAGTTGACGAACCTGAAACAACCGAACCCGAAACAACTACAACCTATCCTGACGGTCCTCTTGAAGAACCAGTTGAGCCTGACGAGACAACCATTCCTGAGACATTCTTTCCCGAGATTGAAGATGAGCCTGCTCCTGACGAAACAGAACAGCCAACAGAACCGCAAGAGCCACAGGAATATATACCAGAAACAACACTATTAGAAGTACAGGATTCATCACCGACAACTGTACCCGATATTGAACCAGCAGACGACGATACTGAAGAACTCGACGAAATCCTAGAAACCCTCACCGAAGCCGCACCCGAACAAATCGTTGCCGCCATCACCGAACTCCTAGCCACAGACATCACCAGCGAACAAGCCGCCGAAATCGCATCCAGCCCCGAAGTCCTAGCCGCCATCACCGAACAACAAGCCGAACAACTATTTGAACAACTACAAGTAGACGAACTCACCGAAGAACAACTAGCCGAATTCACAGCCGCCATCCAAGAAGCCCCAACCAAAATCAAAAAAGCGTTTGAAAAAACCATCAACATTTTCGGGTCCGAATTTGAGAACTATGTGCCAACAGGTTCAAACATCCCTGTCAAAACACGCAGAACATTGGTAGCCGCAGGCGCACTAATCGCCGCAATCCCATCTACTAGAATGAGACGCTAATGAAACGCTTCATCACCTACATAATGGATAACACTTGGACATGGGTGGGTACAGGCATGGTTCTAATCACCCTCTCAGGTCCTACCTTAAGACAGGCGTTACTTCTAACAGGTATAGGTGTAGTGCTACACTCGTTGATATCCCTAACACAAAAGGACCCAGAATGAACTCCATGATTGCCAAAACCCTAGACCTAGTACAAAGACTCGTATCTTTGTTCATCGCATCAGCCCTACCTATCATCACAGGTGGCGCAATCCTCGGTGTCGACGTAATCAAGTCCGCTGGTGTCGCAGGCTTGACAGCCCTGTTCGGTGTTGTACAGAAACTTGCCGCCGCATCAGTTGACGGCGAACTCACGGCAGAAGAAATCTCGGCAGCGTTCGGAACCAAGACTAAGAAAAAATAGTGAAGTATCCTGTCGCTAAATTTGTTCTCCCAAAAGACTTAAAGGGAGTTGTAAACGGGCGTGTGCCATCTAAATTGTTGCGTAATATCGCCCCTTCGGGTCGCATGCACCATCTTGCCGCAACATCTTGGTCCATTCTTCAAGAACTGGGCGCACAAGAAGGTTTAGATTTAGTTCATGTTGGTGACTACCGCCCGTTCGAGCAACAACTTTCGCTGTTTCAATCACGCATGAAACCCTTTCCTGATGTTAAGAAAAGCACACAAGTTGTTCGTACGTTTAACGGGAAGAAATGGTATCTCCATAACGGTGCGCCTGTTGCTACACCTGGAACATCGAATCATGGGTGGGGTTTGGCTATTGATGCGGCGTTAAAACTTAAAGGCAAAAAGGGTGGCGTGGTGTCAATTACAACAAAACCTAAAGTTGCACGTCGCACAGGTTTGCAGTTTCTTCTTGATGTAGCCCCGTCGTTGGGTTGGTCGTGGGAGTTGCAGTCTGAGCCGTGGCATATCCGTTATGTTGCTGGCGATAAAGTGCCGCAGGCTGTTCTCGATTTCGAAGCGAAAGTTAAGCCCGCATAATGGATGGCGGTTGGGCGTTAATTCTTTCGGCTGTTGTCACAGCGGTCGGTGGGATTATTGTCACTCTTCTTGCAATGTTTCGTAAAGAGAATCGGGAAGACCATGCTGTTGTTGCTGGTATGTTGCAACACGTGTTCAGTAGTGTGAACAGGGTTGAGCATAAAGTTGATAAGGTTGCTGACGGTTTAGAAAGTCATCTTCAAGAACACAAGAGGTAGTGTGCCGACAGCATTCTGCAATAAATGTAACACACTTGTTACGCATCAGCCCAACAAAACAATCGGATGCCGTTGCGACCCTGACGCCCCGACGTGGATTGCCTATAAACCAGACGGAAAACTAATGGCTATGAGCCACGCAAATTACTCGGAAACAACCGACTAACAATTCGTCGACCTGCTATCTTGTCAAGTCCTATGACAAGAGAAACGCTATACAATATAAGGAAATTCTTAGTAAAAGCAAGGGTCTCCAGCCACACCGAAGAACAAGAATTCTTCGAAGCACTCAACGCTTTAGACCACCTAATCGACGCAACTAAACCCTCACCCCGCTACACCCAACAGGTAAACTGATGCTATGACCGAAGGGTACAAACATACGATGGTGCTACTGGTATGGCATGACGCCCATTCGGTATCAACAGGATGGATGCCGACAACAGACATCGAACCTGAACCAGCAGTCGTACATTCCGTTGGCTGGTTGTTGCCTGACGCTAAACCAAACCATATTGTTATCGCGCAATCTTATATTGAGGATTCCGCAGACCACATTCTTGCTATCCCTTTGAAGATGGTTGAGCAAATAAAAATTCTTTCTTAAAGGGTTGACAGCCACCCCAATCTGCTATACAGTATTACAAGTATCAATTACGAGAAGGGAAAACATGAACATCACGTTACAACGCATCACCAAACCCACACACGGGGAACAAGACTGGTTGAATCTCAGATTCTGGGATGACAAGAAACGTAAACGGGTATCCGCATCAGCGGTCGCCGCAATCTACGGGCTACACCCATTCGTACCAGCAGACAAATACGCCGCCGAACTATTAGGCGACGTACCACCATCACCGATACCACCGAACCCTGCAATGGAACGAGGGAACCGTCTGGAACCTTTCGTGTTGCAATGGGCTTGCGACAAAACAGGCATCCCATATATAACACCAGAGGAAATGTTCAGCGCAGAAACACCCGAAGGTGCACGCATGATAGCCACCCTCGACGGACTCTACGAGAACGGTGACGAACGCAAAGTGTTGGAAATCAAAACGATGAGCCGTGAATGGGGTGGCGAACTGCCAGACTATTGGCGCATCCAAGGCATCCAACAAGCCATCTGCGCTGACGTAGACCTCATCACATGGGCGATATTTGACTCAACGATGGTTCTCTACATCTATGAGCAGAAGATAACCGACCAAGAAAAACAGGAGCATTGTGACGCGGTAGCGAAATGGTTGACATCCATTGACCTTGGCATCACCCCAGATGGTGTGCATTGGTCATATGAAACGATTAGCACCCGATACCAGAAACCGACAGGCACAACAGTTGAACTGCCCCCAACAGCCGCCGAACTGGTAGAGCAATTGAAACACGTTAAGAAAGAATTGAAAGCATACCAAGAAATGGAAGACAGATTGAAAGCAGAACTGTGCGACATGATAGGCGCAAACGAATACGCCACCGTGAACGGCACAATCATCGCCACATGGAAAGGCAGAACATGGGCAAGCCTAGACATCAAAGCATTAAAAGCATTAGAACCAGCAATAGCAGAGAAATACAGTAAGAAAGTAACCAACAGAACACTTCTCTTGAAAGGGGAACGAGTATGAAATTAGAAGATATCCTCACCGAATACGCAGTACCAGACCCGTCAATCGTCGGGAAACTACCGAGAGGTGGCATCCAACTGGACTTCGTAGGTCACGCAGAAATCACACGCATCCTCATCGACATCGACCCGATGTGGTCATGGGAACCATGCGGATGGGTGAACGGCAGACCAGCCATCACAGAAGTGAACGGCATGGCAGTCATGTGGGCACACCTCACCATCCTCGGGAAATCAATCCTAGGTGTCGGCTCGGTACGCGCAGACAAACCAGACCTAGACAAAGAACTCATCGGCGATTTCCTACGCAACGCATCCATGCGCTTCGGTATCTGTCTGTCGCTCTGGTCTAAATCAGAATGGGATGACAAGTCAGCAGTAGCGGGGAAGCCACAAGCAGGCAAGGCTGTGGCTTCCACCGTGACTGACAACAACGCACCACTCACCAAAACACAGGTGAAACAGTTCGTTGATGCCTGCGAAAAAGCAGGGCTAGTACCTAACGCCGTCGCAGAAAAAGCAGGCTTGAACTGGGCTGGACAAATCCTACAAAAAGACCTATCAACATTGCGTAAAGCGTTCACAGAACTGAAAGGTGTAACCAATGGCTAACTATCGGACAGTAGACCCGACAGGTAAAACCCGTTCAACAGCGATAGTCGCTTTGCGTTTAACAGCAGACCAAATGGAAACAATCAAACAACTATGCAAGAAACGTGGTGTCAGCAGAAGCCTTCTGTTACGCCAACTGTTAGCAGAGGAGTCGGCTCGTGTCCAAGGAACGCGCTAAAGGAACCAGTTTCGAAACCTTCATAGTGAACTATCTCGCACAGTTCTACCCTCATGTGGAACGGCGAACGTTACACGGGATGAACGACAAAGGTGATATCGCTGGCACAGACCCGCGACTTGTTTGGGAATGCAAAAACCAGAAGGTTCTCAACTTCTCAACATGGTTACATGAAGCACAAGTTGAACGTGACAACGCTAACGCTGAACTTGGAATAGTTGTGGCTAAGCGTCGCAGTTACGGCAACCCAGCAGACCAGTATGCGGTCTTAAGACTTGAAGACTTGATAACTATTTTAAAGAAAGCAGGTTACTGATGGAAGACATAGCACGAGAACTGTACGAATGTTTAATGGAACGAATCTATTGCGGAGATAAGTTTGTGCAGAAACTTGGTGCGTCACCACGCGAACGTTCTGCTTTGGATGCGTTCTTGAATCGTGGCTACGAGTCGGTTAAAATTAATGACTGATATTAAACGCACCGAAGGTTATGTTCCTTCGCATGATATCAACCCGCATGACTTCACAAAAGATTTAGCGTTCGGTCATCAAGGCGAAGAAATAGTTAAACAGTTTCTTGCGGATTTGAGCGAAGGTTCATTCGAAGTGAAGTACGACAGGTTCCGCAACGGAAGAATTTTTGTAGAGTTCGAACAGAACCCACGAAACACAGGCTGGAAGCCATCTGGTATAGCGGTAACAACAGCGAAATGGTGGGTGTATATGTTTGCACCCAACGCTTTCTGTATAATAGAACTAGGCAGATTAAAAAGATATTTGAGAGCAAACAAAAACAAACTCCAAATTAAAATCGCCGCACCCAACTCCGACAATCCAGCGAAAGGATTTCTCATATACCCAACAGAGGTAAACGAGTTGATGACCGTATCCATCTACGACTAGAGGATTAATGATTAAATATATACTTGCCACCGTGACAGGGTTACTGTTCTTTGGGGGGTCTGTCTCAACAGCAAAAGCCCCACCACCTAAACCGATACAAGCAATGCAAGCAGTTGAATACCAGTTAAGGGAAGCAATACCTCAACCGCCGATACCAGCCGAAGCCCGCCACCCAGAATGGTGGGAGTTGGCACGGCAAGTTGGATGGGCTGAAGACCAGATGATGACATTAGATTATGTGATACACAGAGAATCACGGGGGCAAATCAAAGCGTTCAACCCGACTGACCCTAACGGTGGTAGCCGTTGTCTCATCCAAATCAACGGGTCATGGACACGATGGCTTCGCGACAAGGGTGTCTTAACCCACGTCGATGACCTCTACAACCCTCGTGTCTGTCTTACGGCAGGGCTGGTTATCTACCAGTACGGTGTAGATAAACACGGCTACGGCTGGGGACCGTGGGCTATCAAACGCCCCTGATATAGTGGCTGTATGAAGGGAAGTAAACAAACCCGATGGTTCTGTGACCGTTGCGATATGACCTTAACCACCTATGTTCGTTTGTCTGAACCCCCGTTGCATTTGTGCGACAACAAAGTCTCTAATAAAAGAGAACCAATAATCCAACCAATGAAAGAGGTATCCAAATGAATAACATAACAATTGTAGGGAACGCAGGTAAACCTGTCGAACTGAAATTCTCGCAAAGCGGGATGGCTGTAGGCACATTCACAGTTGCTACAACAAGCGGTAAAGACGACAAGAAAGTTACCGTCTGGCACAATGTCACAGTCTTCGGACAGATGGCAGAGTACGCTGCGGCATCCATTGAAAAAGGTAGCCGAGTAATTGTTGTAGGCAAACTAGATATCTCAACCTATGAGAAGGATGGGCAGAAGAAAACATCTAGCAAAATTCTTGCCGACGAAATCGGTTTGACTTGCCGTTTCAACCCAGTCATGGCAGATAAAACGGTGCAGGTTGTAGCGAAAGCACAGAACGATTTCGGTAAGATTGGATTCTTGCAAGAAGAAGAAGCGTTTTAATGGACATAATGGAATTGTCTTTCGAGCAATGGTTAGAAATCGGTATGCGTAGCGGATGGGTTTCACCACCCGTCTGCTACACACACGACGGGCTACCAACTTCTATAACAGAAGACGCAGAATTCGAAGACGGCTCAGACCCATGCATTCATATCATGCGCTGTTACGAAAGCCCAGAACACAAAGACGCAATAGAATTGAACTACTCGCCAGCAATATGGAGAAACCCTAATCGTGATTGAAAACTGCAACGGCTCAGAAATACTGTTGGAAGCACACTCGCTAATCACAGGCGCAAGACAAGCACAGTACGCCCACCCATTAGAAGACTACACACAGGCACGCGACATCTTTGAAGGCATGACAGGCGTATCACTCACAGTAGAACAAGCAGTCATGTTCATGGTCGCAGTTAAACTGTCGCGTCTTAGGACAGCAATCGCTGACGGCGGATGGCATCACGACAGTATCGTAGACACAGCAGGCTACATCGGTTGCCTGTCAATGGTTCACCACGCTAAGGAGAGACAATGAAAGCAAGACTATGTTCATGTTTACCTAAACAACTGTTGCCAGTTAAGCCCGTATGTGGAGATAAGTTAGATGACTCAGAAGAAGACTGAAGAAATAGTGAACGGTCTGCTAGACGAGATAGCACGATTGAATGCGTTGATAGAGCAACTGAAGTCTGAAATACATACAGCGAACTTGGAAAGATTTAAACATGATTGACCTTAAACATTTAGATTGGTTCGATGACGCGCTGTGTCGCGGAATGAAAACTACTATCTTCTTCCCTGAGACTGCTGTCGGTGTGTCTACTGCTGGTATTTATGATGAAGCGGTGAAGATTTGTGAGCGTTGCCCTGTTGCTGAGAAATGTTTGGCTTATGCTATGGAATGCGAAACGAATGATATAAGAAGGTACGGTGTGTGGGGTGGTAAAACCCCGAGAGAGCGAGAGTACCGTCGTCATGGTGGTACGGGCGGTCAGTTAAATGGACTTGCCCCGCTACGACGCTAGGGAAGGGGATACCTGCGGAGCAGGGCAAATCCAAACTTTATATTAGCACGGTTTTATTTTAACCGTATTATTTCATATTTCACACGGTTCTTTTCGTGGAGTAGTTCGCTGTTTTCTAACGCCCATTGTGCGCTGTCGTAAGACCTGAACATACAACTTTTGTAAGGGTACTTGGTAAACATTTCCCCGTTTCGATAATGTCTACCTTTCCAATATCCGAGTTGTACTGTGTCTGCCCGTCTACCTATTACGAATAGTTTGTTTGGGTGTTTGTATGTCCACAGTTTTTTTATTTTCTTTTCTTGTCTATAGATTTTTAGGCGCAGGTATCTTCGGTATGTTTTCTTGAACATTGTGGTCTTTCGTGAAAATAACACGCATTAGGAGCGCATTAGAGCGTTTCAAACGGGTGGGTATGGTATGTAGGTGCGGTCAGTTTCGTCGTCTAGTTCGGCAGTTTTGTAGTCTTCAAAGTCTTCGACCGTGAATGGTACTTCACGATTGTTTTGATTGAGTTGTCGGACTGCTCGGACTATCTGCTCGTTTAGTTCTGATTCGTTCGGTGCGTACTCGCCGTCACCGAGATAACCCCAGTAGGTTTCGCCTGTGTCTAGGTTCATGGTTGCACCATCAGGGAACTTCTCTCGTTCGGTTTCCACATCGTGATACCACAGTTGGTTGTCTGCGTCGTAAGTCAGGATGTAGTGGTGAACTGTTGGTTGTTGTTTCATTGTGTTACCTTTCGTTTCGGTGTGCCGTTCATGTCATATTGACCTATCTCCACCCAATTCGATGTATCGGTGGACAGATATCCGTCTGTGTCTATCGTCTGCGGATAGGCGACTGCGTATATCGTTCTCGGTTTGTGTCCGACTGAATGAATGTTGATATCCCACTTGTCATTGAAGCAGTAGAACTCGTCCATCCCTTCGTACGCTTTGTCGTTGGCGACTAGTGCGTTGATGTAGCCTTGTGTGAAGGCTTGCAGTAACGCGAGTTCGCTGTCCGCTATTTTGATAGTTGGTGTGTCTTGCATTGCTCCTCTTTCCATTCAAGGTATTTGGTGTAGTTGCTGTCTAGTTCGGCTGGGTCGAGGTCGTTGAACCTGCACCACCGTTCGTATGACATTTGATGTGTTGGTAGTCTCATTTCATTCTCCTTCTTTTGGTCTAACTTCTAGTTCACGCTCTGACCAGCCGAGCACCTGTGCTTCATCTTCTGTTTTGATGTAGTCCATGCCACAGAACATTTGTTCTGCGCCGTAGGTTTCTATTGCTAGTACGAGTGTGACCTCGATTAGTTTGACTGTCTCTAGTGCTTTCATTTGTTTCCCTTCGTTGTTGTTTGTTTATAACATTTCGTTTATGACTGAGCCAGTCATATAAACTTTGCCGTTTCTATTTACTAGTTTGGCTTCTTCTTCAAAGAGTTTTGGGTCGCATAACTCGCAATTCCAATTGCCCCATTTATCCTGTTTGATTATGCTGTGGTCGTAGCAACCTTCGCATATACCTTTCATTTGTTTCCCTTCTGTTGTTGTTGTGCTTCGGTCTTACGACCTTGTGGGTGTCGGGGACTTGAACCCCGATGTCTGCCAGCCACCCTGCCATTGCTACTTGTTTGCCAACCTGAGTAACTTTGCACACAGTTCTATAACAAACTCAAGTGCGATGTCGTAATCTTTGCACTCAATATGGTAGAGAACATTCTCCGCTTCTTCGCGTGTCAGTTCGTCTAATGGTGCTGTCTTCATTTCTTCACCCCCGTTCCCCTTTCGTAACTTGTAGATACAAGCGTATAACATTTAGTTGCCCTTGTCAAGTACAATCTTTGTGACATATGTCACACCCTCAAACCCAACACCTGTACGCTTGTGAACAGATTCACAATGTTAGGTTTACCTAACACAAACACCTGTTCGCCGAACATATGTTCGCTTAACCCCTTCGTGCTGTCGGGTGGTTCGCTTTGCTTCGCTCCCTTTGCGCTTGCTTCCAACTGCTAACCGCAAACGGGGCAACCCACAGCAAACATATCGCAATAAAAATAAACGCCTTCGCTGTCTCACTCTCCATGATTCACCCCCTCGCCTTCTCTTACTCGTTCATCATGGCATTGCTCGCAAAGGTATGTGCCGTCTGTCGGGTCACAGTAAACCTCGTAACGGTATTGGGCGCAATCGAAACACTGTCTTAAGACATTCATTGTGGATAGTCTCATTGCTCGCCCCATTTTGCTAACTCAAACTCTGCTCGCCATCTGTCAAGGCTTAACCCGTAATGATTTTTTATTAGGTCTTGCGCTACTTCGATAGCGTCATCGTATTCTGCGGTGACTGTCGTGGTTATTGTGGCGTAGTCACTCACAAAAGTGACATTCCATGTATGTGTATCGTTTAATGTGTGTGTAAAACTTAGCGATTCTTCGTGCATTGTGCTATCTCCCGTTCTGCTAGTTGTTTGTATTGTCTAACTTTGCAAGCGTGCCCAAGCCAGTACGCTTCGAGACTGTCACCCCGATACGCTTTAGCGTTGCGTTCTGCTCGTTTCGCTTCCGCTTCGTATGCTTTCAGTATTGCTTTAATGTTTAGTTGTTTTGTGCGTGGCATGGTTACGCCCATTCATGATGCAAGACATAGCCTGCACGCTCTTTCTCGTGGGCGTAGGTGACTGATGAGAGAGAGTAGACAAGGTGAAAGCCCATGTCCATTCCGCACCCGTTCACTCTGATAACCCATTGCCCGTTTCGGTCTTTCACTTTGTCGCCTAACGCTTTGCCTGCTAGGTGAGTGATGTTGCGTAGCCTGCCATCTTCGACTATCAGTAATGAAATGTCTCGCGACATTCCCGACTGTGAGACATGACGCAAAACTGTGTAGACGGTGGGTCTATCTTGTTTCGCGAATATCTCGCGCAATTCCATTCTTGCTAGTTCTCTATCTATTGCTTCGTTTGTTTTCTTAGTTATCATTATTCCCCTTTTCTGTGTTGCTTATCTGTGTATCGTCATATCCTTGAGATAACCAATATTCGGCTATCTGTTGGGCTCTTTCAAGAGTGACGGGGTAATCGTTGATTTCCCCACCGCCAACCCATACTGTCCATGTCTTTGTGTTCATTATTCCCCTTTTCTATGTTGTTTATATTATTGTATTACGCTTAGTTGGTCTTGTCAATTACTGTGACATTGCAGTCTGCGTGCCATGTCTCGCCGTCGCCTGATATGGGCGTGACTTTGTAGTCGAGATGACCATACCTAGAGCGAGCGTCAAGTATTAAGACCGCAAACCTTAACGGCGAGCCCGATACTGTGAGCATTGCAGTCTTGCCTATGTTCTGCTTGAGTTCTTCTGCGCTGGTCATTCGTTGCCCCAGTCTGTAACTGTTTTGCGAACATCTTCGGGCAAATCATTCCAAGCGATACGCTTTCGCCCATTCTTGAAACGGAATTCACTAGTTTGGTATCCCCTCATTTGTTCCCAACCGCCGTAACATTGGGGTTTGGCGCTTGTGTTTAAATATGAAACCCAAGTCTCATTTTCGTATTCATCAACAGGCAAAACAAATACCGTATATCTATCGTGGTATTTGTCGCCGTGGTCAAAAGCGTCCACGAAAATATCGGGTGCGTTTTCACGCCATCTCTTGCCTGCTCTTCGTATCTTCTGCTTGCTGGTCATTGCTTGCCCTTCTTTTGTTGTTGTGTCATTCCGCCGACATACTCGCCGACTTTATAAGCAAGGTAGATAACCCCGACTAGTGCGAGCATCACTATGCCCACAAAATTGTCGTCTACTATCATGCTTCGCTCCTTTGTTTTCTTTGGGCTTCAAAGTTCTGCCACCATATTTGTTTGGTAGCACATTGCTTGCACCTTCCGCCTTCGACCGTGCCTGCTTGCCAGACTGTACCGCGCACGATACGCCCGCACATAGAAGTCCACGCGCCTTGTTTACCTTCTAATTGCTTACCGTAGACTACAAAGTGAGTGAGAGTTCTCTCGCTATGTGTCTCTGTCTCTATCGCGTATTGCTCCATTACTTACCCCTTTTCTATGTTGTGTTGTTGTTGTCTTTCGTCCCTAGTGCTCATCGAAGAGCCACGCCCGAGGCGCTAGGGTGCTGTCTTAATACTTGATTACTCGCTTTCAAACACCGTCATGTTTGGTTCTACAAATTCTCGAACTTTAAAGGCGAGCCATTCGAATGTTTCAACTTGCGACTCGGTGAGTCCTTCGGTTTCTCCGTTGCTGTCTGTGCCACCAGTCAGCACGATGTCGCCCACGATGTAGTCTGTGTGTGCCCCGTAGACCTTATCCCAAAAATATTGAGCGTATGGGTTGTGAGGTTGCTTGAGCATCTTGCCTTCTTCGTTGCACCACATCGTCACCGCTTCGGTGAGGTCGAGAGCCTGCACTAGTCCACCTACCGCCTCTTGCAGTTGCCTGAGTGAGTTTGTGGTGAGGTCTAACTCTGTTATTTCTCCCGTGGTTGTTATTCTGATTGCTTTCTTCATGTTTTCCCCTTTGTTTTGTTGTTATTGTAAACGTAATACATTTATTTTAGTTTGTCAATTACCTGCTATCTGCTTTCGCATTGTCCCTAGTCCAAATCGAATCGGCACGCCCAAAGCGCTAGGGTACTGTCTTAAGACTTGCCCATCACCCCCCAACCACTATGAAAGGCGACTCACACCCACCGCAAGTAATGCCTTTGTCTAGCGCTCGGCGCGATGTTCTGATGATTGACCCACACTTGCAGACCGCTTTCAGACCGTTTTTATCGCGTCCCGTGGGGCGTGAATCGTCCCCGCCGAAGATACCCCCGCCGATACCCGCACCGCCCGCGCGCTTTTCGCGCCCGCTTGCCGTGATGATAGCCTCGTCGAGTTTCGCAATTTCACGCGACCAACGATTAGCGCAAGGTCTACCCACCGTAGTCTTCGTCCAGCCCGCCCAATGACCTTTGGAATATTCTTCTATCGTAAGACCGAACAAAGCGCCCGCGCTATCGCGAAATTTTGTGTTGTGTCTTCCGTTGCTGTCCACATCGCGAACACCCGCAACGATGTTAAAAGCATGGGTCGCTTCGTGGGCTACCGTGCCGAAAACATCGCGCCCGCCTTTGGCGAGACATTCGCCCGATACCATAATTTCGTGGAAATAGGCGGACTTCGACGAGTTGCCTAGACCCATGCTGACCGCGAAAGGTGCGTAGGCGTAGTCTTCGTCAATATCGCTATAATCTGTCTGCCATGCGGGACGCACGGTTATGTGTCCCCATGAGGTCGATGACCTTTGGACTACGAAGACCGCGGGCGGTAACGCTTGCCCATGGGCTTTGAGAGTTTCGGCGCTAAGCGAATCATAGACCTCGTGCAACGCCTCGACTATCGGCGCGAGAGTCACCCCGTTTGGCACTTGTTCTAGTTGTTTCATTCATTCCCCTATCTTTAAAATTCTGACGGACTCGTCAGCGAGAGCGATACCCTCGGACACCTCGCGGTGTTTCGTCCTAGTTACCCCTCAAAGCGTCGCAACGATTCACAAAATTCATGAAACCGTCGAGCGCCTGCCTCGTTGCTCGAGCACTCGACACAAAGCCGAGACCGCATGACTCGATGTACTCGCCCGCCATCTCTTTGCAACTGTAGTGGTTCGCATCGCTCCACAACTCGAAAGCCTGCTCCGCCGACAACTCGACGAAGTAGTGGGTTTTGGTTTCGCCAACCTTCACAGCGTCGAGGTCGAGCAAGTCACGGCTTGCATGGTCCTCGATGAACCTCTTCGGAACTCGAACTCTTTGATTCATGAAATACCCCTTTGTTTATATGGTTTATATCCTTACACCTACAAGCGTACAGCACGAGAGACCCACTCGACGAATCAAACAATGTGACATTTGACACACCACAGAGAGTCACCAAACAACCACACACAGCACACACACACTAGGCTCGGTCGCCCTGCCGTACTTGTTAGGCTGACCTTACACTCGGTCAGGGTCGCCCATCTACACAAAAAATGTTAGGTACGCCTACTACAAACACCTGTTTGCCCAAACATATGTACGCAACCACACGCACAAACGCACAAACTTAAGCGAACACATGTACGCCCAAACCCCAAACGGGGGGTCTGCCGAGCCAGCAGGGGGCAGGGGGGGGTAAGTTATCGTCGAGAGATGTTTTCACTCTTTTGGTTGTAGAAAAAAACGGTAAAAAAAGATTGGGTTGTGTGGCGGGGGGGGGTTGGGGTTTGTTGTGGACAACCGAACGGATGTGAGGGCGTCAGCCCAAGCGTTAGCGCGGGAGTGTCGGGTGTTTGCTTTCCCCCACGTTTCACCCCTTTGAGGGTTGGTAGCCGTTAGCCATTGTTTTAGCCGACACCATGTTTAACTATTTGTCGTTAGTTGCGCTGCTCCCCTAATTCGATGATTGGGGGTCTACCCCAGTTCCCTGGTGTTGATGCCCCGCACCTTGCAACAGGTGTACAGCCTTGTGTTTAAAGTAGTTTGCCATCTCCCGACGGGTGTGTAGGAAATGTTAGCAGGTGTGTGGTATGTTTGCAACATGGCAAAAAATAAACCTGTTCCTCGTAACCGTGGTATGAAACCTAATCTTGCTGTGTCAGATACTTCTGGGAGCAACCTTGCCGATTTCAAAAACCTTGTATCAAAAGCAGCAAACGTTGTTAGCGCTGGCAATAAAACATTAAGTAATTTCACAAGGGAACTAACTGGTGCTGGAGCAATTGACCGTGCTTTTGATAATCCTTCAAAGAAAACGATAACATCAGCAGCAGTTGGTGTTGGTGCAGCCGTTCTACCATTCATAAAAGCAGGTAAAGCCGCTTCAGCCGCAACTAGAGCAAGTCAAAATGCTGTAGCAGATGCTATGGCTGCAAGTCAACCTACTTTGCAATCAGCGTTAAGGGGAACTTCGGTAACAAAAACCATGCGTTTAAAAGACCATTTAGGTTCTTTGTATAACTCTGGTGGTGTTTCGCAAATAGTAGGAACAAAAGTAACTACCGTTGGACCTAAAAATGTGGCGTCTGTTATACGCGGCATCGAAATGCAAGCAGCCAACAGGGGTGCTCAAGCAGCGGCTAATTCTATGGCTGCATCCACCGCCGCAGTAAAAGCATTAACCATAGGACCAGTTGTTAACGCTTTAAACAACACATTGAATCCCCCGCAAACCAAAAAAAATAAGAAAAAATAATTACCCTCATGGCAAAAAAAAGAAGTGTACCCAAAAAAATTAATTACATGGGTTCGCTTGCAGATTACAAAGCATCAACGAGTTCCAATTCTAACGAAACTCAAATACCAGACAAAGAAAACCTAAACCCAGTATTTCAAGAACGTCTTAAGCGTTTAGTAACAGAAAACCCAAGCATTAAAGTTGCTGAAACAATACGAACCGAAACCAATGTTGACAAACTATTCGGACAACGTTACACAAAAACAAATGTTAAACAAAACGTATATGACTTAAAAACTTACGACAAATTTAAGGCTGGCAAATTAAAAGAATATAAAGGCGACATATATAAATTAAACCCAGGTAACGCCCCAGCAGCCGTCCCAGGGGCAAGTTTTCATTCTTCAGGTCTTGCAGCGGATTTAACTGGGAATGTAAATCTTGCAAGCAAAATTAGTTCCAAATATGGTTTAGAGAACATTATGTCGATTGGTGAACCTTGGCATTTTCAACCGTCGGGGCTACCTCAAGGGAAACGTGTCATTGAGTTTGTTAAAAATCGTTACGGGAAAGACATTGTTGCAAACCCGCTTACAGCAGCAGCGTTAAAGTTTGTGAACGAAAAATTTGCTTCCAACGCACCAGCCCATCCTGGGGCTATTCTTTCTCAGTTAGATAAGTATGTTGGTAAACCAACCGACCCTTCGTATGGTGGCACAGAAACATATAAACAGATGGTGCAAAAAAACCTGCGCAAGGGACGTAAATAAAAGCAACTGATGGGAACTAAAAGAAGGGTGCCACCAGAAGACAAAGCACGCTTCTTCGCCGCTATAGCCGCAGGCTCATCAATCACCGAAGCCGCACGCATCGCAGGCGTACACATCAACACAGGGTCAAACTGGTTAGCGAAATCTAAAGCAGCAAAAGCAAAACTAGACCAAGCCGTCCTAGAAGCAACCCGTACCCGCGGCAACCAAGGCGGCAAACAACACAAAGAATACGAACAATCATTAGACGAAGCAGTAAACCTGCCACCAGCAATCCCACTAACACGCCTATGTGAAGAAGCACAACGCGGACTACAAGACTTCGACTTCTTCAGACGCCACTACCTTGGACGAGTACCATCCCCATGGCAAGTAGAAGCCGCACTAACACTAGTAAAACTATTAGAAGAACCCGAAAAAGAATTCGTCGTACTCAACGTACCCCCAGGCGCAGGCAAATCAACCCTATTCCACGACGTAGCAGTATGGGCAATCGTACGCAACCGTGCAATCCGAGTAATGATTGGCTCAATTTCGCAAGCAATGGCAAAACAATACTCGCGGCGCATCAGAGAAACCTTAGAAAGACCCGCACCAATCCAACCAGACCCAGAATTAGTAAAGAAAGGGTTGGCTGTTAACGCCGAAGGATGCCTTTCCATCGACTACGGCAGGTTCAAACCGTCCGATAAAGGTGCTTTGTGGCGTGCAGAAGAATTCGTTGTGGAACAACTAGACGGAAACGGGTTAGATAACAAAGAACCAACCGTCAGAGCATACGGAATTGACTCAGAATACATCGGACACCGCGCCGACCTATGCCTATTCGACGACGTGGCATCCGTAGACAACGCCCGCGAAGGCTCAACACGCGACAAACTCTTAGAAAGATGGGACCAAGTAGCAGAAGCACGAGTAGACCCAGCAGGACTACTAGCAGTAGTCGGACAAAGACTCGGTTCAGGCGACCTATACGCACATTGTTTAGCAAAAATTACTTACGACATCGACGAAAACGACTACGACGGCGCAGACGCCACCACACCCGAATCGTTAGCAGCAACCGAACCAGTCAAATCCTCAAAATATAAACACATCGTCTACAAAGCGTATTACGCCGAACTAGATGAAGGTCCACAAACCCGCAAATACAACTCCAAACCGTACCCCGAAGGACCACTACTAGACCCGCAACGACTATCTTGGAAAGATTTATCGTACATCCGATACAGCAACCCGAAAACATTCAAAATTGTTTACCAACAAGAAGACGACGCCGCAGACAACAACCTAATCAGCCGCACCTGGATAACAGGCGGGCTCGGAGACGACGGCGTACTCTACACAGGATGCATCGACAACGAAAGACTCCCAGGACAAATCCCTGAAGGACTCGCCCCACCCGTAATCTCAATAATCACAGTCGACCCATCACCATCACAATTCTGGGGCATCCAATGGTGGCTCTACCAGCCAACAACAAACCTCAGATACCTGATAGATGTCGAACGAATCAAACTCACAGCCGAAGAACTCCTCGGATACAACACCACCACACGCGAATACACAGGCATCCTAGAAGACTGGACCAACCGAGCATTCCACTACGGCTACCCAGTCTCACACATCGTCGTAGAAGTCAACGCAGCCCAAAGATTCCTGTTAGCACACGACTTCGTACGCAAATGGCAAACCCGACAAATGGTAAACATCATCCCGCACACCACACACCGCAACAAATTCGACGAAAAACTAGGCATCGAAGCACTACTCCCACCCCTCTACAGGTCAGGAGCAGTAAGACTCCCAACAATGCGCGGCAACTGGAAAACGTTAGCCCTCGTAGACGAACTCGTGAAATGGACCCCCGACAAAAAAAATGGGACAGACCTTGTGATGGCAAACTGGTTCGCTGAACTACACTTCCCGACAGTCAGCGGAATCAAACTCCCACCAAGACAATGGCGTCCATCGTGGATGCTAACGTAGTATTGTAGAACAACCAAATACAATAGGAGTTCCACGCAAAGTGCAAACAGTAGAACAGATAGTTTCCTTATACAACTCGCGTCGAGAAACACAAGGACCAGTCCTCAAACGCATGAGAGAAATCCGTGACCTCGCAAACGGCGACGTAGTAATCCCACTATCAGAACTTGACCGCAACGCACGAACAAACGTAGCCAACCTATTGGTACAAGGCTTAGACCAAACATCAATGCGAATCGCATCAACAATGCCAATGCCATTCTTCCCACCAATGAAACAAGGCAACACCGACTCGCAAGAACTAGCACGACTACGCAAAAAAATCATTTTATCGTACTGGGACCAAAACAAAATGGGTGTCAAAATGCGTCGACGCGCACGACACTTCCTAGCATACTCATCAGCACCAGTAATCCTCAAACCAAACTTCAAAACTTTGCAACCAACATGGTCAGTACGAAACCCGCTAGACACCTACCCGTCACCAGCCGAAGACCCAGACAACTTCGTACCAGAAGACTGCATCTTCACATACACCAAACCAGCACAATGGCTAATCAACAATTACGGTGACAAAGTAATCGGCAAACTCCGAATGGGCAAAGTCCGTTTCGATACCAAATTCACACTCCTCGAATACATCGATGACCAAGAAATAGTTGTATGCGTAATGGGCGCAGAAAACAACGCAAACCTCACACCAATCGAACGAGCAGGCATCGAAACAGTAGAACTAGAAAGAATGCCAAACCGAACAGGGATGCCACTAACAGTAATCCCGCAACGCATCTCACTAGACACACCACGCGGACAATACGACGGCGTACTAGGAATGTACTTCACACGCGCCCGCTTGCAAGCACTCACAGAAATCGCTATCGAACGCGGCATCTTCCCAGACGAATACCTTGTAGCACGCGCAGGCGAAAACCCAGAAATCATTCAAGTCGCCGACGGCAAAACAGGACAACTAGGTGTAGTAAAAGGCGGAGACATCCAACAACTACAAACAAACCCAGGCTACAAAACCGACACAGCCCTAGACAGACTCGAACGACAAGAACGACTCGAAGGTGCTATCCCAGCAGAGTTCGGCGGCGAATCAGGTTCAAACATTCGAACAGGACGCCGAGGCGAAAACGTCTTATCAGCAACCGTTGACTTCCGCGTACAAGAAGCACAAGCAGTTTTCGAACAAGCACTATACGAAGAAGACAAAATTGCTATCGCAATCGAAAAAAACTATTGGGGTGCACAAAAGAAATCATTCTTCATACCAGGTCGAGTATCTGGCGGAATGACAAACTATGTACCAAACAAAGTGTTCGAAACGGACTTCCACTATGTCACATATCCTTCTTCTGGCACAGACGTTAACGGTCTCATTGTTGGTCTTGGTCAACGCCTCGGTACTGGTCTTATGTCTAAAGAATCGGCACGAGAATCAGACCCGCTCATCACAGACCCAGAACTTGAAAAAGACCGCATCGCAGCCGAATCCATGGAAGCGGCACTCCTGTCCAGTATCCAGGCTCAAGCAGCCGACCCTAATGGTCCATATCAACCTGATGACCTCGCCTATCTTTCGATGCTCACAATCGAAAAAAACAAACCGTTGTACGAAGCCGTACAACTAACACAGAAACGTGCACAAGAACGGCAAGCCGCAGCGATGCCACAAGGCGCACCAGAAACAATGCCAGGGTTAGCAATGCCAGGCATGGGCGCAGAAGCACCAGCACAAGGACCATCAGGTCCACCAAACATCCAAGACCTACTATCCAGGTTAGGTGGTGGACAACCAGCAGGCGCAGCACAATTACCACCATCACCATCAGCAGTTCTTACATTAGGGAGAAGACTATAAATGGCGACCTACTCAAATCGAACAGATTTAAATAATCCTGTAAAAAAACTTCCAGTAACAACAGTCCCAGGGCAAACCTACGGTGAAGCAGGCGCTCAACGCCGAGCACAACAAGCCGTACCGATGGGTGCGCCGCAAGCACCACAAGTAGCGTCACAACAGCAGCAACGTCAACCGCTACCAGTTACACCTTTAACAGCGCCAACAGAACGCTTCGACGAACCAGTTACCGCAGGTAACCCGTTAGGTGCAGGTCCAGGAATGGACATGCTTCCACAACCAATGCCGATGGGCACAGCCCCAGGTTCACGCCAAGACCTCATCAACCAAGTCAGATACATTTACTCTAAAACACCAAACACAGCCCTGCTGCAACTTCTTCTAGAACTAGAAAACGTTTCAATTTAATGCGAAGAACGAATGAACAACTTGAACTAGACGCAGCCGAAGCGAACCGCTTCCGTGAACAACGTCGACGTTTAGAAACAGAAATGACCCCAGACAGGGTTGAACGTTTAGAGGCAGCAGTTTACGGCAGCACATACACAGACCCAGAAATCACAGCAACCATCGGATTGTCTGATGTACCTATCGACGCACGCCTGGTTCACGAACACACCGCCCGCCGCGCATTGGAAACAGGCAACGCAAGCAACAACAGAGAAAATCTTGTTAAGCCACGCAACCGTGCGATGCGCCCAACACCAACAGCAAAACAATGGAACCTCTTAGATTTATTACAAACACCAAATCTTGATTTTAATATTCGTCGACAACTACAACCATATTGGTGGGATGAAGTTGACCCAGGCGGTTTATGGCGCAACCTTGAAGTACCAGAAATTACTGACGCTAAACAACTTTTAGATTTACAAGAAGCACAAGTCTTAAAACTATTTTTGTCTAAAACCGAAGAAGAATGGAACAACATTCCAGGGATGCGTCCTAAAGATGCATATAAATCTGTTGACGGAAAACTTGAACGAACGCCTGGTTCGTTTGTACCTTATGAAGATTTAGGAACAAAATTTCCGTACCTAAAACAAATGTTAGATGCAAGAATAGAATCAAAAAATTTGTCACACGGCGACATTCTCGCAGCAAACCTACAAGCCATCCCTGGCGCTGTAGTGAGCGGCGCATTGCCTGTTGTTCAAAGCCCATTCAAACTCATGTCGTTCATTGTCCCAGACAGAGTTGGCACACAAAGCATGGGACTCGACATTAAAGGCATAACAGAACCAGCCGCAGCCGCCATACGTGGCGCAACAAAAACGGCTAGCGCAGCATTTTTAGGTGCAGCCCAGGCAGCAAAAACAACATTAGAACAAGTCATCATGGAAGACGGAAAACTTTCTCCATCGGACATTTTAAACGTACTCAACCCTGCGGACTTAGGTTCTTCGCTCATCAACATAATGAAAGACCCCGAAAAACGGGCTAAATTTCAACAAGGTGTTATCGAAGGAAATATTCTCACACAAATTGCTAAACGAGCAATTAACCCGAATCAAGAAGTTGATTTAGGTGGCGGATATTTCCCTGAAGGTATTGCTTTAACAGAAGCCATAAGGAACCGTGACGCTTCACTACCGCAAGTAGGCGGACAATCTTTCACAGTTGGACGTGGACTAATTGAACCTCTTATTCAAGAAGGCTACATTGACCGAAATTCGTATTCGGCTTCAGTTATGTCAGGCATTGTTGATGCTCTTT